CTCTACTGCGGCCAGCCGTTCACCCTGGCCACCATGAGCGACCTCTGGTGGGCCCACAAGGCGCTCGCCGACGCGCAGACGCTGAAGTACAACGCCGCGTACTCGGTGGTGTCGACCATCGTCAGCCGGATCTGCAGCTTCCGCCCGCGCGCGCAGTTCATCCCCGAGGCGGGCAACTACAAGACGCAGCGACTGTGCCGTGACCGGACCTACGCATGCGACTCCTGGAGCCAGCGCGAGCAGTACCAGGAACAGGCCAGCTATGCCTTCCGGGACTGCCTGACCGGCCCCGGCGGCGTGCTGAAGGTGTACCTGGAGACGCTGTTCGCGGGCACGGACGACGAGGAGACCATCACGCGGCTGGGCCGCTTCCCGAGCTGGGAGATCAAGGTCAACGACAACGACGGGCGCTACGGCGAGCCCGAGTTCATGTACCACGTTCGGTACATCACCCAGCGGCAGGCGGTGAAGCTGTACGGCAAGGACGACACCTCCCGCGCGCTCATCGTCACCGGGGCCGAGCGGCTGTCCAGCATGGATGGCTACTCGGCGGACGTCGATGGCAACGGCCTGTGCTGGCGCAACGGGCAGCAGCTCGTGCGCGTGGTGGACGCCTACGCCAAGGGGCCGAAGGGGCGGCACATCATCGCGGCGGGCGACTACATCGCCTACGACAGCGAATGGAAGCACCGGTGGCACCCCTTCGAGGTGTTGCGCTTCGACCGCGCCGAGGGCACGGGCTTCTGGGGACGCTCGGCGCTGGACAAGGTGCGGGGCATCCAGACGGGCCTGGACGCCAGCACGCAGGACATCGACGACGCGCACCACCTGGCGGCGAAGCTCATCGTGGCCGGGCCCGAGGCGCCCGAGAAGATGACGAACGAAATCGTCCAGTACTTCAAGGCCAACCCCAGCGTGCCGTGGATGTTCTTCAACCCCAAGGCCACGGACCCCGACGCCTATCGGTGGTTCGAGATGAAGAAGGCGTGGATGTTCGAGGTGCTGGGCGTGAGCCCCAACGCCGCGCAGGCCACGAAGCCCCAGGGCGTGACGGCGGCCGTCGCCATCGACGCGGTGACGGACCTGCAGAGCGACCGCCTGTCGCAGCTCTCGCAGATGTGGGAACAGGTCATCGTCCGCGTGGCCGAGCGCTGGTTCGCCATGGAGAGCGACGCCGTGGGCGAGGGCGAGAAGCGCGAGTACATCGCCATGGACCGCGGCCGCGCGCGTAAGGCCGAGGTGCACGCGGACGGCAGCACGCCCATCGTCCGCACCTTCCCCACCAGCCTGTTCGGGCAGAGCATCCCGGCGCGCCTGCAGAAGGCCATGGACGCCGTCAAGGCCGGCTGGTTCGACCAGGAAGAGATCATGAAGGTGCTCGGGGTCCCCGACCTGGAGAGCATCTTCGAGATCAAGCTGGCCGAGTACGAGTGGACGGAGAACTTCTGCGACCAGCTGCTAGAGGACGGGAAGTACGAGACGCCCACCGTCTGGGCGAACCCCATCAAGCTGTTCGAGTACGCGCGCCTGCGCTACCTGCGCGCGGACACGGACGGCAGCTACCCCACCGACCACATGGCCAAGATGCGCAAGCTGCTGGACTACCTGCAGCCGATCGCGCAGGCCGCCCGCGACAAGGCGGCCGGCAAGGCCCCCGCGCTCCCGGCCGGCGCCGCGCCCGCTGGCCCGCCCGCACCGGGCGCCATCAGCCCCGTGGCCGCGCCCCCGATGCCCGTGGCGGCCCCTCCCCTTCCCGGCCTCGCCCCCACACCGGAGGCGGCACCGGGCCCCGTCTGACAACGCGCAACCACCACACGTAACGAAAGGCACCCCATGGCGAAGAGAAGTCCAGGCCCGGCGGCCAAGGCCGCGGCACGGGTCAACATGCCCAGCGACAACAGCGGCGTGAAGCCCGGCCCCGGCGAGGCCCGCATCCAGGAGCCCACGGTCACTGAATGGAACCCTATGGAGGAGAGCCAGGAGGCGCCGCCCGACGACACGAAGCCGCCCATCGACGACGCCGGCAAGTACGCCCCGCCCGCGAACGCCGCCGAGAAGGAGGCGCGCATCCGCAAGGCGCTCTTCGGCGACACCGAGGCGGCCGATGGCGACGAGGCGAAGGACGACACCGAGCAGCCCGACGACAAGCCGGCGGCGGACGCTAAGCCCGAGCCCTCGAAGCCGCCGACCCGCGGCGACATGATGGCGAACCTGCGCGCCGAGCGGGAGAAGCGCACGCTGGAGAACCAGCTGAAGGAGGAGCGCGCCGCCCGCAAAGCAGCCGAGGAGCGCGCGGAGGCCGCCCGCAAGCTGGCCACCGAAGGCGACATCCTGAGCATCGCCAAGGCCCGGGGCCTGACCACGGACCAGGCGATCGACCTGCTGATGAACCCGCCCGCCGAGCCCACGAAGCCCACGGCGCCGGCCAAGCCCGCCGACGACACGAACGAACGGCTGTCCCGCCTAGAGCAGCGGGAGCGCGAGGTCATCCGCCGCGAGGCCCTGTCCGTGCTCGACGAGGAGACGAAGGAACTGGACATCCCCGTGGTGCGGGCGACCACCCGCGTGGCGGTGGCGGACGGCAGCGGCGGCACGCGCGTCATGAGCGGCCGGGAGCTGGTGCTGGCGACGGCGCAGCGCCTATGGGAGGCGGACGGCAAGCCCGAAGGCGACCGGCGCAAGTACTTCAAGGAGGCGGCCCCCCTCGTCGAGGAGCAGCTGATCGCCGACGACAAGGACCGCCTGGAGGCCTACGCGCGCAAGGTGGGCGGGAAGCCGTCCGGCGAGGCGAAGCCTGCCGCGGCCAAGCCGGTGGCGAAGAAGCCGCCCGTGCCCAGCGTCGGCTCGCGCAGCGGCGGCGGGGCAGCCGAGAAGCAGGAGGCGCCGCCCCTGCCCGACGATCCGGACGAGCGGCGGCAGGCCATCAAGCGCCGGCTCGGGTGGGGCTCGTAACCGAGTCACGCCATGACGGGCCCCCCAAAGCCCGCGAAGAAGACCTTTGGCCCCCACAACTCGAAGTGGAAGAAAGGCGTAGCCCCGACGGGCAAGCGCGTGGGGCCGAGGGTCCCCACCTCGCGCCCGAAGCAGTTCGCGGGCTTCCGCCAGGCCATGCGCGCCGCATTCGAGACGACCGCGCAGGACCCGCTTGGCGAGCGCTCCCTGACCCAGGTGGTGCTGGCCAAGGCGTACGACGACACCAGCCCCGACCAGATGAACGCGGTGAAGTTCGCCGCGAGCTACGCCTATGGCCTGCCCAAGGCCGGCCTGGACGAGGAGACCATCATGAAGCTGGCCACGGAGCTGGCGCAGCAGATGTTCGAGAAGGCGATCGAGGAGGCGCGCAAGCGGCGCGTGCTCGAAGCCCCAACGGAGGCAATTCCCGGTCAACCTGACCAGTAATTCGGAACCTTTGACGGTTCATTGGGCACGTGTACGTTGGTAGTTGACTCCCGCTGAAATGCGAAACGGCCCGTAACGCGAAACCTCGGGCAAACGGCAGGGATGGGCGCTTTTTCTCCCAACTCTGATTTGCGAGGTTTCCCATGGCTGGACCAGGAGCTGCTTTCAGCGCGCTGAACGACGCGCTGTTGCTCAACTACGATCTCGGTTTCCGGGGCAAGGTCGGCTGGAGCAAGGGCGCTCTGGCGGCGATGATCCCCAAGGTTCGGTGGTCGGGTCTGTACCCCGTCATTCCGATCCGCAACACCAGCTCGCCGGCGGTGTCGTCCGACTTCCCGACCGCGCAGACCATCGCGCAGTCGGCGACGGGTATCACGCCCGTGACGCAGTTCAAGCCGCAGTGGTATCGCAAGTTCGGCGTGGCGCAGATCGATTCGCTGCTGCTGGCCGCCGCCAGTGACGCGAAGGGCGCCGTCTACGACGAGATGTGCGGCCAGATCGACGGGATCATGGCGGGCGCCACCCACCAGTTCTCGATCGAGGTGTATCGAGACGGCTTCGGAGCCATCGGCGTCGTGGACGCATCGACGACCCTGGCGAGCACGCGCCTCATTCTGAAGAACCCCGAGGACTCGGTGCTGTTCGTGAAGGGAAACCGAATCATGCTCGGGCCCGACGTGTCGACCTCGGCGCTGCGCAACTCCGGCGCGACGGCGATCGTCGATGGCGTCGAGAACTTCGAGAAGGGGTACATCACCCTGACTCAGAACCTGTCGACGGCCATCGCCGCGGCGGCCGCGGGCGATGTCATCTTCCTGCAGGGCAACCGCGGCACGGGCGCGAGCCCCGCCCCGCTGGCCCTGAACGGCATGGACGCGTGGTTCCCGGTGACCACGCCCACTACCACGGACGTCGCCTCGGGCGTGGACCGCAGCAAGAACGCGCTCTACCGCGGCACCATCCTGGACTTCTCGTCCGGCTCCTCCCTGAACAAGGAGGACCAGATGCTGGAGGCCATCACGGCGTCGTCCCGCTACGGCGGGAACCCCGAGAAGATGAAGTACTTCACCAACAACACCAACTACAAGGAGGTGTTGCGCACGGGGTCGGCCAAGTACCGGCCGGACACCACGAAGGGGCCCTACGGCGTCAGCTTCCAGGGCATCAAGATCATGACCGACGCCGGGGAAATCCCGGTGGTGCCGGACAAGTACTGCCCGGTGCAGCGGTCCTACCTGCTGGACCTGTCCACCGTGAAGTTCTACGGCTGCGGCTCGGCCGAGGTGCCCCGCTTCATCGACGATGACGGCGTGGGCAAGGTGCTCCGCATGACGGACGCGGCGGCCGTGGAATGCCGCGTGGGGTACTACGGCACGATCGGCTGCAACAACCCGATCGTCAACGTGGTGGTCGTCCACTCGACGTAACAAGTCACCAGCGCCGCCAGGACTTTCTCTCCTTTCCCCTGGCGGCGCTGGTGGTTTCTCCAAGGAGACCACCATGAGCTTCATGCCAACCGGATTCGTGTGGAACCGCCGCAACGTGGGGTGGTTCATCCACCAATTCACCGTCGGTGCGTCGGGCGCCATCAGCTCGCAGGACGCACAGAACGTGTCCGGCCTCGTCGCGTCGAAGGACGCGGCTGCCGGCCGCTACCTCCTGACGGGGCCGGCCGGGACGGGCTTCCGCTCGTTCAAGGGCGGCTTCGCCTGTCTCACGGGGCCCGCCACCGCGCAGTATGGGGCGATCTCTGTCGGCCTCGACAGCATCATGCGAGCGAACCACATGGACGACCGGACCAACCCTCCGACGTTCTACCTGCAGTTCGTGGGCAGCTCGACCAACTTCGCCGACGCGGACGTGCCCTCGGGCACCGTGGTCAACGTCTTCGTCGCCGTGGAGTTCTGAGCCGTGGCCGACTTCATCGACGGCATCGTGAAGCGGCGCGGGGGCGCGCCTGCGGATGATGCCCCGGCGCCGAAGGCCAGCTACGGGGCGGTGAAGGGCGACGCGCTGGGCACGCTGGCGCGCATCCTCCGGGTATCGAAGGAGGACCGCGGCGCGTTCGATTCAGCGCTGCAGGACTACATCGAGGCGTGCATGGAGGACGAGGAGAAGGAAACGCCGGCCGAGGAAGAGGCCGAGCCGGACGAAGAGGCCTCGGCCGACACGGAGGAGTGACCGGTGGGCGTCCCGCTCGCACAGCTCGTCATCGGGGCCCGCACCGCTGCGTCCATGCAGCAGGGCGGACCCTGGGAGCCGTCCGAATGGGACGCCGCCATCAACAACGCGGTGCGGGCGTTCTACGTGGACGCCGCCGCCGTCAACCAGCGGTGGAAGGTCACGCGCACCACGCTGACCATCACCTCCACGACGACGCCCTATGCCTCCCTGCCCTCCGACTTCATGAACGCGCTGGAGGTGTGGGAGTACCCCGGCACGCAGAGCCGGCGGCGCCTCGTGCTGTCCAGCGATGAGTCCGCCATGCACTGGACGCGCACCTACCGGCTGGAGGGCGCGAACCTCTACATCGACCCCCTGGAGCAGTCGGTGGGCAGCTACGAG